TTCATCGCCTGATTCATCGCCTGATTCATCGCCTGATTCATCGCCTGATTCATCGCCTGATTCATCGCCTGATTCATCGCCTGATTCATCGCCTGATTCATCATTAGATTCTTCGACTTTCTCTTTAACAGACGGTATATCACCATCGTCTTTATTTGTAGAATAATTAGTAATTATATCATTCAATGTACTCATAATATCTTTACTTCTTTTGATATATATTCCACTATTATTCTTAGACACCTTTGTACCGTGACAATTTCCTAAGTATGGATCATTTAATGTCGCAAATCGGGTTGTTTTTTTGTCTAATTTTAGTGTTTCATATATCTTTAAACGTTTTTTGTCTTTAGATCTAACCTCATTGTGTTTGTAACAATAATGATTCATGTCCCAAGGTGGACGTTCACATTTTTTAAATGCTTGTTCTGAAACTTTTCCATTCTTGTTCGATGTTACAATTATTACTTCTTTCCCCTTTTCAATACATTCTCTTACTTTTTGTCTAATAGGAATTCTAACTGCCCCTAAACAATATTTACATGATTCAGTCATAATAGTATTATAATAGCTAAATATATCAATATTATTTAATTCTGATATATTTCAATTTTTCATCTAAACTAAGGACCATACATTTGCATCATATTTTGCAAACCTGTTAATTAATTTAAATGAATCAAATCCAACTAAGTTTTCAGACATTAATGAATTCCGTAATGTAATTATAGATCCTATATCTGTTTCTAGTATTGGTATATCACTTGTTTGATCTTTATTATATAATATAATCCAAATCTTTGATGTATTAAAGACTTTTAATAAATGTATCTTTTCTTTAATAGTTATATTATTTGAGTTTATATGTTTCTTTAATGGTGGTCCCCGCTTACCTTTTACCAACAACTTTTCTAACTCAATAATACGAGTTTCTAACTCTTCAAGTCTCTCTTCTACTGTTTTTTTACATATTAAACTCATTTTTAATGTTTATAATTATTAATGCAACAATACAAATAATTTATTTATTCAATTTTAAATTTATATTAATTTGTCTTTCCATCATATGTATCATATCTTTTTGAATATGCACTTAATATCTTACCCGCCGATTTTGCACCTATTTTTATTTTGGATAAACCTATTGTAAATGAACTAATTATACTTGATTTTTCATCTTCATCTTTATCACTCGTTAATACTTTATTAATCGCATTATATGTTTTATACATAAATATTATATATTTCTAAGGTTTTTTTGGACTTTGTTGTTTATCTATTTTTCATTTTTTTTTTCAAAAATCTTTAAAAATTGATTTTTATACAAATAATAGTATTGTTTATTATATCTGAATATAAACTGTAATATGATTAATTATTTTGATAAAAAATCAATGAATTCTAATTTGATGAGTACATCCCTTACTAAATTTCTTAGTGATGGGAATTGTATTTATCAAATTATCGGTAAAGCGGAGAGAAATGAAAACGTAAATATAAAACTATACAATATATTGCGAAAATATGTTAATGATCCTACAAAACATCCATTTATTAGTCGAGATTTTCTTCAAAGTAAGGTTAAATCTTTGGATATGATTAAAAATTCAAGAAGAAAAACTTATTTTACATCATGCACTTTTTGTCTTTCTGGTAAAAAATGTTTTAATGAAATAAATAATAGATTTTTTACTGTTGATTTTATGACTAAAAATGGAAAAAGATCTATCAAAATATGTCATCCTGATATTTCTAAGTGTAGAAATAGAATTACTCTTGGGTTACATATTGATTTCTCATTTACATATAACGGTAGATATCTGGAAATAACAGATATTTTTCCACTTAAAGAAAAATATAATATACCTAAAAAGAAAGATTCATTTAAGGATGATAATGCACAAAAGTTTGATATTAATTTTGATTTTCCATCGTTAAATTCTACTATTAAAATTGTAAATGTTTCTAGCAGTAACAATTATTCAAGTGCACTCTCTTCAACTACTGATATTATTGATACAAAGACAAAAATATCTTGTAATAGTACTGTGGCTGAATCTGAGGATGAGTGTAATTTAAAGGAAGTGACTGCTAAGACTGATATTGAATTAGATATTGAGGCTAATATAGAGGCTAATATTGAAACTGAATCAGATTCTTTTTCAGAATTAGTTTCTAGCAATACTAAAAAAATAATTGTACCACCTGAATTAATAAAAAAACTAAATTTTACATTGAATCATCTAAATAATGAACGTGAAATACTTAAAAAATCGTTTATTGAATTAGAAAATGAAACTATGAAAGAAGTTCAACATTTAGAAGAAGATCTATATAATAAATATGGTAGAATTGTAAATGATACAGATTTTACATATTCTATATCATAAATTATATAATTGCATTTATAAGCCCGTGAATGAATTTGACTTGCATTAATTAGCCCGTGAATGAATTTCACTTGCATTTATAAGCCCGTGAATGAAATTCACTTGCATTAATTAGCCCGTGAATGAATTTCACTTGCATTAATTAGCCCGTGAATGAATTTCACTTGCATTAATTAGCCCGTGAATGAATTTCACTTGCATTTATTTTATAATTATTTATAATTTATCACATATTAACTATTATTGTGCAGCCCCATAATGTATCCCGCAATAACCTTTATTATTTGAAGTATGTTTCGCTTTATATTTACATTTCTTACCATTTTTTTTTAAAGCACAGCAGTATAATTTAACATTAGATGTTGATGATACTATTTTATGCACATGCTTTATTGGTTTTTCATTTGGACGTAATTCTAAATAATCACTCTGCTTACAACAATATGGACATTGTCTATGTGCAACCGAACTCATTACTTTTTGTTTTTTCTCGATTGATTCAAACCATTTGTATATACATTCATGGTGATACATATGATTACATCTCAATTTGTCAATATCATGACTGTCTTTTATCTCCTCTGCACATATCCCACATACTTCTACTTCTTCATTTGTTTCGTTTACAGTACAACTTTTTTCAAATTGACCTATTAAAAGCTTTTCTTCAATGAAATCCATTGATATTTTATACTATCTATATACTATATAATAATTATTTAAATATTTTTCAAGTTTTTTTAGTTTTTTAAAATTGAAAGTATTTATATTTATTATTATCTAGTTTATTCATAATTAGATAATGTTTAAAGTTAAACTATTAAATGATAATGCATACCCACCAAAACGCGCAAATGAATATGCCGCAGGATATGATCTATATGCATCCGAAAATTGCATAATTGATCCTCACAAACATTCAATAATTAAAACTGGTATTTCTATTCAATTACCACCAAATACATATGGAAGAATTGCACCAAGATCAGGTTTTACTGTCAAAAAACACTCTCACATCGGTGCGGGTGTAATTGATTGTGATTATAGAGGTGAAATTGGTATTGTAGTTTTTAACCTTGATTCAGAGGAAAAAATTGTTATTGAAAAAGGTAATAAAATTGCACAACTAATTATCACACCAATTCTAACACCTGATGTTACTATAATTGATATACTCGATGAATCTGACAGAGGATCCGGTGGATTTGGTTCAACTGGATATTAAACATCTATTAAAATAATTATAATATACTATAGTATACAATGACTAATAAAAAATACCCTCATGTTTCAGGTAGTCTATTCTATTTAAATAAACGTTCTAATGGTAGAAGAATTACAGGTAGTTTGATTAAAAAATATCCTTCTGCTTTTAAAGATAAAAAATATGCAAATATTAGAAAAAAATATTTATCTAATAAATCTGAATTTAAAAATAAAATTAAAAGTAAAAAAAAACTTAGACAAAAAGGCGGTGCACCAGAGGCTGCAAGTTCAAACGGTGATATTGGTACTTTTGTAAATGATATTGTTGGGTTAATATATTACACTGGTGAATCTATTGTTAATGGCGTTGAATTAGTTTGGGATGTTGTTAACCTACCAAGTGATTTAGGTACAGCTTGGGATTCCAGTGTTGGATCAAATGATCCTCCTCTTGCACAAAGTTTAATATAATGTATCTTTTAAACTCTGATATAATTTATTATCAGCTTCTTTCTGTTTATTTGTTGAATCTAAATCTGATCTTAATAATGCTAAAATAGCTGCCTCATAATTCGTGTGACAACTATTATACATTGCATCTATTATCTCTCTGGTTTTTATTGATATATTATTTAATGCTGTATTACTAATTGTAGCTTGTGTTTCTAATTCATTTAATATCTCTAGTAATTTTTTTAATGATGCTAAATAATCATTCTCTAATTTAACTCTAAATTCTCTATACATTGTATTAAATCTTTGATCAGATGATTGAAGTGCTTCTATCTCTGTATCCGTTAACTCTTTAAAATATCCACCTGATTCTACACATTCTCTTTTTGTTAATTTTTTTGAATATTTTAATTTTTCTTCTTTTGATAATGTTTTATTATTAGTCATATTTATATTTGGTGGAAAACAAAAATGCCCTCTTTTTAATGCCATTAGTCTCTTATGACAAAATCCATCTCTATATTTATCCCCAGCTTTATTTGGTAATGTTGTTACTATTGCTGCTATAATATTACCTCTTACTATATAATGTTTTGCTATTGATTGACATAATTCTTTTTTAGTTAAATTACATCTTCCCGTACTATTATTACAATCCTTAAAATATACTTTCAATGCATTCCCAATTTTTATTTTTGTTTTTGAATTATTTTTTAATCTATATTGATCACTTTTATTTATTAATTTTTTATTTAATATAGTTTTATTTGTACCACTATTTAATTTATTTACATTTCTTTTATTAATATGCTCTGTTATATTTAATGTATTTCTTATAACATTACTCATATTTTCATTATTATTATTCTCATTATCTATTCCATTTGAATTTCTTTTATTTATATTTTTCTTTAATTTATTCAAATTCATTTTTATACTCTCTAGTTTACTATCTGACATATTCTTCCTATTATCTCTCCTATTATCTCTCCTATTATCTCTTTTATTATTCCTTTTTACTTCATTATATGATCTTATATTAGTTTTTGAATTTGAATTTGGTTTTGTATTTGGTTTTGTATTAGGTTTTGTATTTGTATTAGGTTTTGAATTTGAATTTGTATTTGAATTTGTATTTGAATTTGAATTTGAATTTGAATTATTTTGTTCTAGTGCTTCTGCTAATTTATCCAATGATAATACATTATCACCCCCTTTTTGATTAAAACTTAAATAATCATATACATCATTATTAATTAAATTAATAGTTATATCAGATAAACTTAACTTCTTATCGTAGAATTGTAATTCTAACTCTTCTTTTAATTCATCTACAATATAACTTTCATTCTGATGTGGTTCAAATTTATAATATAACTGATATTTTTTATAATCATTATCATCTACATTATTTATTGCCCCATGTATCTTTCTTAATTTTTTTACATCTAATTTAGATAAACTTGTCATCATAGATATTCCAATTTTATTACAAAAATCTGGTTTTAAAAATAATTTTATATTTTTATTCCATAAATTACTTGCTTTTTTTGTAATATCTTCTACAACTTTCAAATCTTCTGATAATTCTATTTTTTTATTTATTCTATTTGTATTACTATTTGTATTACTAGTTGTATTACTATTTGTATTACTACTTGTATTACTATTTATATTACTACTTGTATTACTATTTGTATTACTATTTGTATTACTACTTGTATTACTATTTGTATTACTATTTGTATTACTACTTGTATTACTATTTGTATTACTATTTGTATTACTACTTGTATTACTATTTGTATTACTATTTGTATTACTTATTTTTTTAGATGTATTATTATTTACACTTCCGTTTTGAGTATTACCCATGTATATCATTATCATAGATAATCTTTTATTTTAATTTTTTATTAAATCTATAATATTATTGAATATTATAGATTTCTCATTTTATTTGTTATTATAATCTATAGGATGCCCTCAAAAATAAATTTAGGAACAGGTGCTGATATTTATTCTATTAATTCTTCAAAAAAATCTAATAGTAATCGTAAACGTAATCGTAATCGTAATCGTAATCGTAATAAAAGATTGAAAAATAATTATTACGTTAGAGAAGAATTAGTAGAAGGCTTATTTCAATATAATGAAACTAATTCTCATTATGATAATTATAAACAATCTTTTCAACCAAAAGAAGAAATTAAACCTAGGTCCGAAAATCAACACATTTATAATGATTTTCTGAATAAAAATGATGTTTCAATAGTAGCTTGTGTAGGGCCGGCAGGAACTGGGAAAACACTTCTTGCTACTATTAATGGTATTAATCAATTAAGAAATAACATGGTTGATAAAATTATTATTACAAGACCATTAGTTTCTGCTGATGAAGACGTTGGATATCTTCCTGGTAATTTAGAAGATAAAATGGCACCATGGACTAGACCAATGATGGATATATTCTATGATTATTTTGATTCACATCAAATAGAATATATGATTAATGAAAAAATAATTGAGATTTGTCCATTGGCATACATGAGAGGTAGAACATTTAAAAATAGTTGGATTATTGCTGATGAAATGCAAAATGCAACTGTTAATCAAATGAAAATGATTCTTACTAGAATAGGTACTAGATCTAAAATGATTCTTACTGGTGATCTTCTACAACATGATAGAAAAAATGAAGTTAATGGTTTAGAAGATTTTATAAATAAATTAAAAAATAATGAATCTAAATTTATTAAATATGTCACATTTAATAATTCGGATGTTAAAAGACATAAAGTTGTTAAAGAAATTATTAATTTATATTCCTAATTCTTTTATTTAATTTTTTATCTTATTTAAATATCTCTTAATAATATCGAAGATAAAGTTTTTAATATCTTATATGTCTTTGATATTGTTACCTCTGATATTTCACATACTTCTTTCATTTTCTTTTTACTTATATTTAATTTATTATGTTGTATAATTAAATATATTCCACCAGCTGCTATTGATGATGGAATATTATCCATTACTATTCCATATTTATCAGCTCTATCTGTTAAAATTATTGATTGTTCTCTATATTTTTTACCTAAATTCAATAATATACTATATCTATTTATATAATCTTCTACACTATTCGGTTTAATACTATTAATATATTTTGGATTCATTTTAAATAAAATCTCTTTAAACTGATTACATCCAGACGTCATTTTACTATTTGTTATTGAAAATATCTTTGATATCTCTTTTCTATTTTTTGATATGTTTTTATCTTTACATGAATAATATACACACGCTGCAATAATACTCATTCTTGATGCACCACGTTTAATAGCAGCCTCACTTATCATCTTATACATTACTGTGGCTCTATCAAATACACAACTGGGTATATTATTTTTACTACAATTATATTTCATCATCTTAAATATATCCATTAAACTTTTTTCTTTATATTCAACTGAATTCCATTTCATTAATCTTCTATATTTCTCATTACCCCATCCTTGTAGTATTGTCCCCATTGATGATTTAGGCAATAATGGATTAATTGGCATACCACATCTACTTGGATTAGATGATCTATTATCACTCGAACCATAATATCTCCATTCTTGTCCATGATCAATCAATTGTGCATTTGTACATCCACAATCTCTACATACTAAACTACCTTCTTCTACTATTAATTCTGTTTTATTACAATAATTACAACTATATCTATCATTATTATCTTTTTGACTTACATTTGTTTGGCCTATATTTGTTTGGCCTACATTTGTTTGGCCTACATTTGTTTGGCCTACATTTGTTTGGCCTACTTTTGTTTGGCCTACATTTGTTTGGCCTACTTTTGTTTGGCCTACATTTGTTTGGTCTACATTTGTTTGGCTTATTCCTTTATTTTTATCATTTTTATTTACAAATGAATCGTTTATCACTTTAAATGCATCCCATATATCAGTCATTATTACGATAATACTAATAATAATTTATTTATATAATGTTTAAATAACTTTGTTTTCAATTTTTATTATGTTATTTAATTATATATATGAATAATAATTCTAATTTATTATTAAATCAGAATAAACTTAAAACATTTTTTTCATTAATCTTTTTAGGATACTTTGGAATTAAAGTATTTAATGGATCCCTTAAATCTAAAAAACATCAATTATTTAAAAATGAAAAACCATTAGGACAAGAAAAAAATGACATTATTGCTGTTATTGCTCTGTCATTTTTTATTTATATATTTACTAATTTAAATTCACGACAAACACTAGACGGAAAAGGATCTGCTTACTTCTATTTTGGATTTTTATGTGGCTTATTTATACCTGCACTAAATGAAATAACTAAACAAGATGCAACAAGTTCCGTTTTAAGTTGGACTCAACTTATGTTCTACAGTTTAGTATTGTATGTATTCATTATTACTATTTATACTAATGTAACATCTATTTCAAATGAAGGTTCTAATCCGCTCTACTATATAATGACCGTATTAATTATTATTGGAACTATTGTTGGATTATTTATTACTAAACCAGAAGATCAAACTTTTAATATGACCAATACAACAAATAAAAATGGTAAAGTATTTAGCGGATATAGACATATGTTATCCAAAAAAGTTACAATCGGTTTCACTATTCTTTCCTTTGTTTTATCTCTATTTGTTGTTGTTGATGGAAATAATGCATTTTTACCATTTACCTCATTAATTCAAGGTCTATTCATTGGATCTTTTGTAGCTTGTATGTCTTATTATGGAAATCAATATTTTTTCATTGATAAAAAATTACTTAAATGTCAAGGTAAAGATTGCAATCCAGATGAACACATTGTAGATGCCGATCTAATGCCAACTGATGATAATTATCTTAAAATGATATCTTTTCTTAACAGTCAATATAAAACTATTACTAGTAAATTAACTACAATGAAATGGATTTTAGGCACAACCTTATGTATTATTATGGTCGCATTACTAATGTTTTATGCGTATAGTACAAAAGGTTTATAATTATATATAAGGATAAATAATATTTTATTATATAATTATGAATAATATATTAAATTATTTTATTACTAATCCTTGTCATTTTTCTAGTTTATTACTATCTTGTAATATACCTTATACTATTTACTCTGGTAATAGTATATTATTATTTACAGAAATTCCAATTTGTATTGCATCAATCCTTTATCACCATAAATTTAATATAAATTATATAAAAGAAATAGATTTAATGTGTGGGCAACTTGCATATTGGCAACATATGTTTTATGCATTTAAATACAATAACTATTTTTCGATATATTCTTACTTATTTTGTCCAGTTTTATATATGGGTAGTAAATATTTTCAATATAATAATAAAATTTATGAAACTAATTTTATTCATTCTTTTATTCATTATTCTCTATCTATTGGTACTATTTCATTAAATCAATACTATATCTCTAACAACACATAAATACTTTATTTTCACTAATATTTATTAATAAAATATTAATATATATTAGATGATTAAAATTTATTTTACTTCTGCTCCATTTCAAACACCAAAAACAGGAGATTGTGATTATATGATTAAATATTCTAATATTATAAATAAATTTGGCATACAATCTGAAATTATTGATTATTCAATTTTTGGAAATGATTATTTGAAATTACAAAAAAAATATTTAAATCTTATAAAATATATTCATAATAAAAAAATTTATTTAAAAAATTACAATCATTTAAAAAATGATCCTTTTAGAATTAGTATAATCAATTATCTTATCAAATTAATTAGTTCTGATAAAAATAAACATAAAGTTTTAGCCATTCAATATAGATTACCTGATAGTGGTTCTCTATTTTTCCCAGATGATTTATTAAAATTTAAAAAAAATGGTATCATGATTTCTATTACTTGTCATGAATTTTATCTAAATATTCTTAGAAAATATCTTAAATATTCTACTGTTAAAATTCTAAATAATAGTAATCTAAATTTTTTCTTTAATAAAATTGACTACTTAGATGCAAAAAAATTTGGGTTTGAAGGTAAACATAAATATACCAAACAAGTTGTTACTCTTAATATACCTAATATTAAAAATAGTACCATTGAGCTCATGAAAAGACCCAATAATATTTTATTTTTTGGATTAATTAGACCAAAAAAAGGAATCGATTCTGCGCTAAAATTAGCATTACATATTTATAAAAATCCACATCCAAATATTGGAAAAGTTATTATTGTTGGTAAATGTGACAAAAATAATCCACTTATTTCATGCTGGTTAGACAGAATTAAATCTGTTTTAACTGATGATAATTTTAATGTTTTAGATAAATATAAACACGTTTTAGAAATTCATGTAAATATTGATAATACACAATTATCAAATATTATTAATAAATGCAAATATGCTTACAAACCCGACGGAAAAGGTTTCGCTAATAATTCATCATCAATTATTAATTTATTAAATTTTGGATGCATTACTTACACAAAATGGGGTCCTTATACACCAACATTTATTACAAATTCTAACAGTAAATATAAATACTCTGTTAGATTACAAGATAAATTAAATAAAAATATTCTATCTAATAATAAACCCTCCCCTATTCATGTTTATAACAGTATTATAAATTCAACTGATAATGATAATCTAAAATCAATTATTTCTGCTAAAAATTTAATTGATACTAAATATAATAATTACGATATTATTTCAAAATATTGTAAAAATATTCTTATTTATATTAGACAATACAACTATTAGTTTGTAACTTTTGTAACTTTTGTAACTTTTGTAACTTTTTCAACTTGCCAAAAATCTGATGCCAAATCCTTATCCGTAATATATTCATACGGGAAATAGCAATATCCCTTATCTCCCCACTCTTCACCCCAACTATTTCTTACAATCCATTGTTTATTATTTTCATCATATCCAACTAATACTACACAATGTCCACCCAATAATTTCTCATCCTTTGATGGCATAGGGACCATTCCCGTTTCTTTAACTGTATCTGATTCAAATGATTCATATACACTAAATCCAAATACAACTGGATATCCTGCTTTTAATGCCTCTTTTAATTGGTCTTTATCTTGTTTCACTCTTTGATATTTTAAGCTACAATGTTTCTTCGCATCATCATAACAATAAGATGGTGGCTCCTCTGTAAAATGACTAATATCATATGGCCATTCATCCTCTGAACAAACACCTAATGTATTTATTGATTTAATTCCATCCCTAATTGATGCACCTGAATCATTATCTACATTCCCCTCCATCTTACGCTCATTGTAATATATAAATAATCGTGATGGCATGAAATCAACATCATTCTTCTGTTTAATTTCATCAAACTGATAGGCTGCGGCAATTCCATTTGCTGTACAAGATCCAAGTTTACCTTGATCATATACTGGCGGACATTTTGAACGAAGATCAATGCCATTTTCTGGTGGATCATTATTATCTTTATCTTCACCTGTATCTATATCTTTTGATACTTCGTACTTAACTACTTTATCTCTTTTATCTGGCAAATCCCTTTGCCATCCGTAATAATATTCTTTTTGAATTGATTCTGTATTTCCCATTATATATTTATTGTGTTTTTTTATCTATAAATATATTTTATTATTATTTAATTTATTCTCTCATCTGCATAATTTGGATCACAATGTTTTATTTTTGCAAAATTAAATTCATACAACATGAAATTTTTAACTAAGTTATTTTTATCATTTATTGTTTTCATAAATTCCATTGTTTCATCCAATTCCCATCCACCAAATGCTTCAAATGTTCCTGATGTTTTTGTTATATGTGATAAGTTATACATACTATTTTTTAATTCAAATGGTTCGCCATTTCCTCCATACTTAATTGCAATTGAACTTTCTGCGTTAGTTTTATCTATATAGTCCTCACTCAAATATATATCATTCTTTATTTTATCTAAACTATTTTCTTTTATTGTACCAATTGATGATGAAAAGTTTTCTATCGATAACATCCATCTTGTATTAATTCCACTTGATTTACCATTTTTCTTATAATCTTCACTTTCTACTATATTTATTAAATTATTATCCTTATTCATAATTGTATACATATTTTCCAAATCTATTTCATCTCTATAATTTGTCGTCAACGGATATTTAATATCTTTTATATTACTCTCACCTGTAATAATTTCAATTATTGTAGGCTTTTCTTGATCATATATTGTACAATTGTTATTATCATCTATTAGTTTATTAATGTCTCTTTCTAATATTATATTATTTTTTCTAGATGGTGTATTTAATCCATAATAACTATTTATTAATCCAAAATCTACATCTCCATCACATGATGGATCTTTATAATTACTTTCTACAAATTTTTTTACATTCCCATTCCATGGATATGAACATGGCATATAACATGGATGATCACTCATATGTACGGCATCAATGTCTCCTGGTACATTATAAAATTCAATAAATGCATATTCTCGATTTGTATTCGGTATAATTTGTGGAATTGAATTATATTTACATTTATCATCTAATGGTGGACTTTTATCTGTGATTCCCCACTGGTATTTTCCTTTTGTATTCCATTCTACACTTGTATCATTCATATATTGATCCCATAAGAAATTTATTACTACACTACTTACAATTGTTTTATTTGGTTCTTCTTTACAACTATTGTTTGAAGTTATACCTGACATGTATACTTCTCCAAATCCCTCATTATCAAATCCTAAATGTTGTATATATAATCTTTCAGATTTATTAATCTGTTGTTTATCATATTTAATTTTTAATTTATTATTTAATCCTTTTACCAATATAAATACCTTTTCTGCTGTTGGATTATAATTAGCGTAATTAAATGGCTTCCCATTTAAAGATTTTGTATTTTCATTTATTTTTAATTTATCATCTACTGTCCATGACCACGGATTTTTTTTTTTACCCATATCAACAACTAATCCAAAATTCTTTACTCCATTTTGTCTTAATCTTTCTATTAAAAATTCATTAATCATTGGCTCTTCATTTTCATTAGGCGATGGTAAATTTGGAATACAATATTTATAATTATTTAAATTAGATTTATCCCAATTATTAGGTCCAGGGTCTCCAATATGAAAATAAAATTCACCTGGCATCATACCTTTACTTTTACCAATCGCAATTATGTTTTTTACATAATTTATATAATCATTCGCATATGATTTAAATCCTTTGCCATTATCATTGGGACCATTTAATAATTCATCATATGAACCTACTTGCCATGATGTGCTTGGTATACTTTCATGCCATAAACCTATTGTCATATCTAATTTTGGTTCATCTGTTCTAGTTTGTGTGAATTGTCCAATTTTACCAACTATTTTAATATTATCAACCATTTATTATAATATATACTTATAAATATATTATTATTATTAATTATATTAAATATGATTTTTAGTAATGCCGCTGAGATTATTCCCAATATTTGGATCGGTGACAGAAATGATGCTCATAATATCAGATTCATTCGTGAATTTGATATTAAATTAATTGTCAATTGCACAAAAAATATAGCTTTTCATCAAAAATATACTCATCAAAAAATTCGAGTTAATATTGATGATAAAGATACCAGTGACTCTATTATTGAAAATAAAAAATTGTATCATTGTCTTATTGATCTAACAAAAACTATTCATACATATCTACAAAAAAATCAAGCTATTCTTGTTCATTGCTATGCAGGTGCACAAAGATCTGCCGCGGTTGTTGCAGCGTACCTTATCAAATATGGTAAAATAGATTATAGAACTGCCGTCAAATATATCCAATCTAAACGTGTTAAATGTTTCAATCCCGGTATTAATTTCGGTGCCGCTCTTCTTAGATACGAAGCAAGTTGTCATTAAATTTATATTATTAATTTACAATATGTCCATAGTATTTTAAATTATCAACATACATTAAATAATTATTATCACGTAAATATTTTGATAATCTCATATCCATATCCATCTTATCATTCGATTTATATCCATTAATTATTTCATCTATCAATTCTATTTTAAATACAAATGTATTTTGAATATAAGGTACACACCAAATTCCCTGTCTCTTTCTACTTACTATATCTACATAATCATCTGATCTTGAATAATAGCCATCCTTTCCTATATCACCCCAAAAATTTGAAAATATTGTATCCTTTCTTACTAACATCGGTGTAATTATTTCTTTACCATGTTTTATTAAATCTAAAACATCTAAGTCTTCGATTACATGTGTATCATCTATATATATTACATATTCTATTTTATCTGTTTTTGATAATGATCTAATTATCTCTAATTCCTTAATTCTATCTTTAATAATATCACCCTCACTTGTTAAATAATACATCTTCTTTGTTATATAATTACTATCATATATCCCATTTGTAAAATAATATATTCTTTCTTTATCATATTTAATATTCATCACATTACTTATTTTATTACATACTATTGCTATATTTGGTTCTTTCATTTTAGTATTATCCCTACTTGTTTCCATGTATCCATATATTTCTGACCATCTATTTGGTATATAATTTCCTATATTATTTAAATGTAATTTACTATCACCATTTCCATGTATAATACTTGGTTTAGTATTTGTATATTTATTTAAAACTTCTGATCTATCAATATTTAATTTAATATCTTTTGATACATTATTTAATGTTTGAAATATTTCACAATTATAATCTAATATTATATCACTTTTATTCTCTAAAAATTTTTTAGTATAATATAATTGATCATCGTCTAATTCATCTATATAAGTATTCACTAGTCTTTTAATATCTCCTACATAACCTATAAAACCACCTGAATTTAAATACTTATATTTAGTTTCTACTTTTGGATATACATCTTTTAATGATGTATCTGGCCAACATGATATTTCTGTCGAAAATATTATTTTATTTTTTATATTATAATTTGTATCTACATAACTATTTACTATTTTTTTATATTTTTCAATAATATTTTTACCATTATCATTAAATATTACATCAAATGAATCACTAAATATAATTATTGTATCTTCTGATAAATTCGTATTATCTAAATACTCATTTAACAATTTTATTTTAAACCCACCACCTATACCTGTCATACTATATTTTGTATCTGAAAATCCAAGTATCTTGTATTTTAGATTAAAATGTTCTAAACTTCTTATAAATCTTTTATAACAATCTGTTTCATATGTTGCAACAGAAATTACCAATATATTATCATTATTATCTATATTTATTGTTTCAGATATCTCTGTATCACTCTCTCTAAATGCCTGGTTTTCAGGTTGTATTATATCTTCTTTTAATGCATATGTAATTAATCTTTTATTATTATTATTTAAATCTATAATATTATAATTACTAATTGAGTTCTTTCCATACATATATGGTAAAAATTCATCGACTGGTATTAAATTTTTATTATATCCTGATTCTATTAATTTAGTCGCCCCACATTTCTTTAATATATATCCAAGCGTCCAATAACTGAAATTTGATTTAACTAACTTTTCACTTACTGACTCTTCTATTTTGTTAAATACCTTTCTTCCTAAATATACCATTTCACATTTTCCTAATTCTTTATTATTTTCTAATGAATCTAAAATTTCTTTTAAGTTATTTATAAAATCTGATTTAAATACAACATCATCCTCCAATATTATTGCCGATTCTAAATTTTGTTCAATTATTTTATTCCATACTTGATAATGACTTATTGCACAACCAATCTCACCCCACTTCATCGGTCTTCTATGCAAATTATCATTCCAATTTAATGAAATCTCGTAATTATTTTGGATTAAATATTCTTTATTTATTTCTCTCCCATCTATTGCATTAAATATTTCTATTTCATAATATTTATCCAATTCTATTTTAGATATCCTATCTTTTATCCGCACTAATTTGTCATCTCTCCTTTTTAAATTTATAATAAATATCTTCATTATTTATTATAATATTTTTTTTTTTATATACTTTATATGTACTTTATGGACATATAGAATCACTCCAATCTATTTCTGGTAATGCAGGTATTTCTGGTAATTCTGGTTTATAATCACTTAGTGTCATACTTAAATAATTTGTTAAAATTTTTGACATTCCAAACCAAATGAAAAATAATATTGTTGTTATTACTATATCTTTTCCATAATATGAATAGTGATCTATAAATATATATCTAAAATATCCGGCAAATAATAAAAAAAATAATGTTCCAACCATCGTCTCAACTTTTTGTCTTCTTGTTAATACCATATATTATATATTAATATTTAAATATCATTCCCAGCTGTATAATTTGTAACTATTTTTGTAAAAAAATAAAACCAAATAAATAATAAACAATATATTAATCCCTGTGTCATTATTGCACCTTTCATATCAAAAAACGGATTATCTGTCATCACTTTACCTAATAATATTGATCTAAATACACACATTATTAGTAAGAACATTATTGAACTTATCAATAATTCAACAACTTCTCTGTTTGATAAAGCAGCCGATGCTTTTCCACTATATAATGTTAATATTAATGATGCAATTATTAAACATATTGTTATAAATCCACTCATTATCTCTATATTATTACTTGATATAATTATTCAACCTTTCCTGAACTTTTAGATCCATTTGTAGCAGTTAATTCAATACTTTTATTTTTACGAAATTTAAATCCTCTTTTCTTTTTGGGTCCTTCTTTTTTATCTTTATATTTATCTTGGTAAAATTCATCTATAATATCATTATCAATATCTAAATCATCATACATCTCATCCAATATTGGATCTCTTCCATGTATATTATGATAATTATCAACATATTCATCTAACTTCATTTTTGTCTCTTTTTCTGTGTCGTCGCCCTCAATTACAACTCCTTTAAACTTATATTTTAGTGTGCTAATTAAATCATCACATATCTCTGGTTTTTTTATATATTTGAAATTTTCTTTATCTTTAAACGTACTCTTAAATTTGTCGATTACTGAATTTAGAATTACTGGACTTGTCTCCATTAATCTATCAAATTCTTCTTTACCCCATTTAAGCATTTGATCAACTGGTAATCTTTCCTTTGGATTTTTTGCTAATTCAACTTTAATATTTCTATAAAATTTACCCCATGCAATATTACTTACTCGATGTGCTTCGTTTAATTCTGATATCTTCAAAAATTGTTTAATTGTTGTTATTATACCTGCTAAAATATTTAAACAACCTATTAATATTACTATATATTGTCTATATGATGCGTCAAATCTTTCTTGAGCAAAATTAGCAGTACCTGTTGTTGTTGATAAAATAATGACTGGAATTGTATACCATCTATTTTTTGAATCAAAATAACTGTATGATTTTGAATGCAGCCATCTATAACACATTGCCTTATCTGCCCAATCTATCATAATCTTTTCATGTTCTTTTTGCCATTTCATATTTTTTTTATTTATTCTATTATCAGTATTACTATTAACCTCATTTTCTAAATCACTTAAATCTATTGAACTCATTATTTCTAATAATAGACTTTAAACTTTAAATTCTATGTATATTATATATGGAATCTTTTAATATAGATGAACCACTTAAAGTTTTTAAACAAACATTATATTCCAATTCTGTAATTAATAAAATTTTTATAAATATTAAAGAAGTTATTGAACAATTAAAGGAAATATATGATGATCTCGTTTTTAAATATAATAAAAAACAATTTATTATTATGTTGGACACATTTCATTTTCAAAAAAACTTATTAAAAACTGAATATGATAATTTAGTTGTTTTAAGAGATATTATTTTAAATCGAATATATTGTGATTATTATAAATTAAATATTATTATAAAAAATTATATTAATGAAAATATTAATGATTCAAATATTTTACTTAATATGAAAAAATTTAATAACTATGAAAAATATGATAATCTCAATATACATAAAAAATATAATATCCATAAAATTGAAACTTTATTTAACGATATTGTTAATATATTAAAATTAATTGAAAATTTTATTGAAATATTAGAAAAAGAAATTAAAAATAATAGCTCTAAATCTGATATGGGTTTAAATATAGATAATTTCATATTTACTTTGGAAAATAACTATCTTGAAATTTCCAATAAATTGAAATTGTTTAAAAATTATTTAGCTTTTTTTATGAAAATACATCACAAATATTTAAAATCTTTTATAACTAAAACTCAATTAACATATAATCAAACAAAAGATAGTATTAAGTTAAATATTGACATTTTAAATAGTAAAATGAAAATGGATCTCGTTGATTATAAAACATTAAATAAATCATTAGAAGATACTGAGAAATTATTTGAACCTTTACACATTAAAATGAATATTAAAAAAATAAATAATGTTAACGAAAATGAAGATAGAATTGATGTTACTAATAGTAGTGATGTCTTAGATACTGCTGATGTAGTAGATACTGTGGATATTGTGGATACTGTTGATGTTGTGGATACTGTTGATGTTGTGGATAATGTGGATACTGTTGATGTTGTGGATAATGTGGATATTGTGGATACTGTTGATGTTGTGGATAATGTGGATATTGTGGATACTGCTGATGTTGCAGATACTGCTGATGTTGCAGATACTGCTGATGTTGTGGATACTGTTGATGTTGTGGATACTGCTGATATTGCAGATACTGCTGATGTTGCAGATACTGTTGATGTTGTGGATACTGTTGATGTTGTGATTACTACTGATGTTGTGATTACTAATGATGTTGTGGATACTACTGATGTTGTGGATACTGTTGATGTTGTAGAAGATAATATTGATAATTTGCAAACAGAAAATGATCAAGTTGCAAATAAAGATATAGTAGTTTAACTATCAAATACAAAATAATTAGTTGTAAATTTAGTTAAAAAATACCAACATGCATATAATACAATTACAATAAATATATTTATAACATTCTTATTTGATATTTCTTTAGGTATTCTATCTATAAACATTGATGGTACTAGACCATAAACAGAAAATAAAAGTAAAAATAGGAATAATGTTGAAAAAATTAATTCAGTCTTCTCTCTATTAGTAAGTACTAACATATATAATAAGTATTTATTTTTATTTCATTAATAATATATATAAAAATATATTATTAATATTAAATATGTATAAACTTATACCATGTAAAACTTATAACGAACCATGTTATCAAATGTCTAAAAATAATAATAATATTCCACCTGGTTTGTTACAATATAAAGTTAATAGAAATGATATAATAAATATTGATACAAATAGTATTATGATATTGCATCAAGATTTTACTGCGGATAATTATAATTGGAAATTTATTTCACATTCAAAAGAAAATCTATTAAGATTGACTCCTAATACAAAAACAGGTAATGCAAACAAATGGAAAATACTATTTGCTTTATGCAATGAGAATACTTTAAATAATTCTAATTATAAATGTATAAAAGGTGTTCTACAAAATCAATCAAATCTAAATGAATATGCTTTGATGACAACAATCGAAGATGTTGCACAAGTGACAACAATCGAAGATGTTGCACAAGTGACAAGCATTAATCTTGAAGAAGCTATTAATACTATACCCAAATGTCGTTTAATAAAATCATTGGATAATAATTATAAAATATGTCAATGTAAAATGGTTGCTCCTCCTTTATTTTGGAATGAATTCAAAAATAGGTTATTATATTAAATTCAAAATATTAAATATTTACATTAATGTGTCTAGTAAAGACGTTTTTTTGGTAATTATTAATATTGATATTTAATACTATAACATTATCTATTTTATATATTTAGTAAAAATAGGTAAATATGTCAAAAATTGTATTTAGCATCGACAAATTTGACCAATTATTGGATAATTACCAGAGTGAAATGATTAATGCAATTAATGTATATCAATTTGCACTTCATTCTTTAACAGATGCAAATGGTAGTAACTATACTGATTTAAGTATGAAAGATATATCAGAATATTTTGCAAAAGAATCCTTAAATAATCCAAATAATATTATCAAGTATTTATCAGAATTTGTTTTATCAATAATTATATATAAAACAATTAAAAATCATAGTGAAAATCATAGTGAAAATACAGAAAATATAAAAACAATAATTTCATCTAGCTGGAATAAACTAGTTGATTTACTTGATTTATTTGAATTAGATAATTCAAGTTTAGAATTACCATAATATTAGTAAAAACTAGTAACAATTTTATAATTAAATAAATTTAAAATATAGGTTATTATATTATATATTTATAATATATAAATGGATAATTTAACTTCAAAAACTATAAATAATATTTTATCTAGAATTAAAAAATTAGAAAAAAATAGTGTTATTCTTACAGGTGATTCTATTAAAAGAGGTATTAATATGAAATGTAAATGCTGTTCTTCGGAAGGGTTCCATTATCATTATTTTGATTGTAAAATTTTGAAAAGACCTAATCATGCAGATACAAATAATATTTGTCAGATTTGTAAAGAAAATCCTGGCAAATTTCATTATCACTTTGATTGTGGATGCGGACTAATTACTCAAAATGAACCTACTATTTTTAGTTTGTGCCCAATTAAAGAAATGAATATGAATCCTAATATGGAATAATTTAATTTTTTTATTATATTTTATTATATTTACATATAATATAATACATATGTCTGTATACATTAATAACAGAAGATTCACTGCCTGTCAAGAAGGCCAAGAAAAAAATATGTGTATTCCTAATTTATTTAGAAACTCTGTTACAGGTTTAGCTACATCTAACTATATTCCTAACCCACCTGTAAATAAAAGACTTTATGCAAGAGTTTTTGATCAAAGTAATACTGAGTTTACTATGTGTCCAGATAAGTATTTAAATTGTAATAATCCCATTAATAAAAATAATTGTACTTTAACTGTTGGGGGAAATTCGGTGGATACAGATGGTCTTTGTATACAAGATATTGATAATCCTACTAAGGATAATCTATGTAAACCATTAACCACTATAAATTCAGTTGATACATCCATTAAAGATTGTGTTTATAATAATGATGATAATATTTTACTTTCTTCTAATTTAGCACCAAAACCTGATAAATATATAGATCCACAAAAATGTTTAAATGATTGTGAAAATATTGTTGATGATAATGCATTTAATAGATCTAAATCTAGAAAAAAATCTAAAAAAAATTGTATGGGTGTTTCTGTTAAAATTGATGACAATAGTAATACTAATTGTCAATATTTAAACGATATGCCAAAATCTGATTCATTAAGCTCATCTACTATGTCTAAATTATATCTTAGAAGCACTAATCCATACGCACCACCTAAACCAAGTTATACTAAATCCTATTCTAATCTAGATGATACAATAAGTAACCCTTATTTAAATCCTGAGGATCAACTAACAGATTCAAATGTTGAAAAATTTACTAATAATGATATTATAAATTGCCCAGATGATTATAAATTTGATAAAAAAAATAATTTTTGTTATAAAACTGTAAACGGTAAACAAATACAATGTAGGCCAAAAGATTATTATGATACAATGTTAATTCAAAGTGGTAAATTTAATGTTTTAGCTACACGTAGCGATACTAATGTTGAAAAAGGTAATAAGCCATTACCTACATATGAAGATAAAAATGTCCTTACTTCGTCATGTTCTGAATTAGGAAATATTGTTTTAGGAAAAGATAAAGGACAATACCTTATTGATGCATGTGAAAATGGTGCAAGTAATGCACAAATTGGTGGAAGTGATGATTTTTGTACAAATTACTATCAAAAAACAGCGTGTACAAAGAATGGTAAAGCAACAGATTGTAGCGATAAATCCAATAAAACTTTTGCAAAAACAGCATGTGATTTTGGTACCTCATTATATACTGAAAAAACTAAATATCCAATTTGTAAGGACAATGGTAAATATATGGGTTCTGAAATTTTACCAAATATGGAAATTGAAAAAGATGGTGTATTAAGATCATATCTCAATTGTAGTGATTATGCAGATATCATATCTAATAATAATGATAAACCTAGTGTTCAAAAAATAAATAAAGACGATATTCGAATATCTTGTCTATCTGGTTATAATAATACTTCAAAATGTAATAAAAAGAATTTTGGAAAAGAAATTGATTTAAAAGCTTGTAAAGTTGGTCAAAATATAAAAAAAAAAGAAAATAATCTTGTTAATAAATGTATTGGTAATGAAAAATGTAATACATTTGTTAATAAGGTTCATAAATCTAATACACCAAGATATAACAGAAGAATTTATAAATATTATACCTATACACCATCTAAAAGTAACGGTAGTTATCCTGATAATAAAATATTACAAAAAGTTGATTACCCTGCTGAAATTGTATCTAAAAAATTAGATTTTACTGGACAACAAAATTATGTTGATTTAGGAATTACAAAAGAATCAATACAAAGAATGAATAATAATCCAAATATTTCTACTACATTTGATTTATATAATGTTAGTCCTTTTGGTGCTGGTCCTGATGGCAGAAGAAAGCTACATTCAGATGATGATCCAATTTTTAATAATCCAAAAATTCCTGGTTCATCATCAAATGTTATTGAAATGAATCCTAATGTTGGTCCATCATTTACTGGACCATTTAATAAGGGACATATTGATCATAAATCTGGCACAGCACTAATGGACTATATAAATAGGGAATCGTTTATCAATAAATGTGGTGATTTTTTTTGCGATAATTCAAGAGGTTTAGTGACATTAAGTATAATTGTCCTATTAATATCTATTATTCTTTATAAAAATATGTAAATATTATAATTTAATTATATAATTAAACATTATATATGAAAAGAATTTATTTTGGAGGGGTGCATGGTCATCTGCATTTATAAAATAGTTAATTTATTCTAAACTACTAATACTACCATCCAACCACATATAAGATCTATTCTTCTTATTTGTAGGCTTACCCCAACTCAAACAACCACAATGTGCACATAGTATTTTATCATCTGCAATAGTATAACAACTATCACACCATTCCTCCCCATCCCAATCTACATGAGTGCATCCGACTTTGTATTTACCTTCAAAATATCTTTTATTATCTTTATTAAAAAATTTTATTGCATAAAAATGTCCTTCTTTTGAACTGCGATCACATTCACTGCATTTTATGTTATTCTTTTTACTAGTTGAACATAAAAATTCAGTTACTGAAAGGGATTTATCTGTATGATTATCCATTATTATATATAATTAAAATTGTTTGATTTATATTAAGTGCTATTTAAATTTTTATCATTTTTTAATTGATTCTTTAAATATTAGATTGTACTACCCGTAAACATTTTTATAAAATATGAAAATAAATTATATAAATTTATTAAATTTATATAATTTAGAATATAATATGCCAAAAAAAAATAAAGGAGGTAAAAAAGGTAGACGAGGTAAAAATGTAGCCCCTGGTGAAAAAACACTCGATTTAAAAGCCAATGAAATTGGCACAGAGTATGGTGTTGTTACTAAATTAACTGGTCATCGCCGCGCTCTGATAAAAATACTCACTATGAATAAAAATGCACCACCTAAAATGAAAGTATTATTGGGCACAGAGATATACGGTAGGATGCGAAAAGGTATGAAACGTAAAAAACAATTTTGTAATCTTGGTACTATCGTTATCATTGGTATACGTGACTTCCAATTAGATAAAGCAGACATTGTTTATGCATATAAAGACCAAGATGATGTTTCTGCACTAGTTAGTAGGGGAGAAATACCAGATGAATATAGTCATATTGGTAAAAATGAGGAAAAAAAAGATGATGGTATTGACTTTATTCGTGATAATATATTGACGAAAGAAGAAAGAGATATACAATATTTATTATCAAAAGTCTGTGAATTACAAGAATATTACGATTTGAATAATATTGATAAAACTGTTAATGAAGAAGAGGTCAAAGATGCTCTTCAATTTAACTCATATAGATCATTGTTTGATATTGGACATTTAATTAAAAAACCATCCTATTCAAAACCTGATAAGGTTGTGGATAAGATTGTTGATAACGATGGCGATGAGATCGATTTTGATGACATCTAATTTCTTTTATTTTTTATAACATGACTTCTTGCAGAATATTCTGCATCAGGGTTAAGGATAACCGGTTATATTAATTAAATACTCTTTTGAACATAAATCTTAAACAATCCATTATTGTTTGTTGTTGTTCTGGTTCTTGTTCTGGTTCTTGTTCTGGTTCTGGTTCTGGGTCTGGTTCTGGGGTTGGGTCTGGGGTTGGTTCTGGTGTTGGTTCTGGGATTGGATCTGGTGTTGGTTCTGGGTCTGGTGTTGGGAATATGTCTTTTTTATCAACTGTACTCCATATTTCCCAATGTTTTCCCCAATCTTCGTATTTATAAATTGTATACCCCTCCTCATTCCAAGATTTGCCCCAACTATTTCTAATTATAAATCCTACTTCATTGTAACCAACTACTGTCATAGCATGTCCACCGCTATACGAATCACCTTCTCCTTTTATCCACATTTGACCTGTATAATTATATACTGGAAAACATATTAATGATGGTCCATTTCTCTTTAAGCTCAGTTTTAAATCATCTATTTTATGTATACGAGCATAACTTTTAATAACATTTACTTTGGCTTTTTCAAATAATTCTGCTGGTATATTGTCTTTATGCTCAATTTTACCATATGGATAGTCCTTTTCTTCACACATACCAATATTTCTTAATAATCTCATCACATTTCTACCATACATCCCTTCATCATTATTTTGATCCTGGTCATACTTATTATCTCTTTGATTATACATAAATTGGGGTGAAAAATAGGCATCAAAGCCATAATTTTTACGTTCTTGCCACTCTTTCATACATGCTGAACTCTGTGCAAAACATGTTCCCTGGGAACCTTGATTTCTAACCGGCATTAAATCTGCTCTTAAATCAAGTGTTTCAGGAAATTCTCTATCTATTGTTGATAGATTTGATGATGCAAAGATAAAATCTCTTTCATCATCCTCTGATTTTAACATCGGGTTAATAAAGTTGTCCATAATTATATATATTCTACATATATAATTATATAATGTATTATTTTTTTTAAAAAAGTTTTTTCATAATTTTGTCTAAGCATCGACGTAATGAATGTTGTCTTTGTATAGGTGGTGACTCTTCGTCACTATCTGTATCAATTGTTGCATATTCACCGGCATTTTGTGCGTTCAATACAGTTCTAACGAAATTTTCTTCTGCTTGTGCTGTTTTCTCTTCAACAGGTGTAGATTCATCCGATTTATCTTCTTCCTCCGCAGATGCTGTTTTCTCTTCAACTTGCGGTGCTTCTTCTGCCGGTGCTGATTCTGCCGGTGCTGATTCTGCCGGTGCTTCTTCTGCCGGTGCTGATTCTGCCGGTGCTGATTCTGCCGGTGCTGTTTTCTCTTCAACTTGCGGTGCTTCTTCTGCAGGTGCTGATTCTACTACGGTATTTTCCATAGTTTCTGATTTTACAATAGGTGTAAT